GTTTTAATTTTCGTTTTGTCATACTTTATATAGTATAATATAAATATATGGGCTGGAAATCAATGTCTCACAATGGAATATATTGTCATCCATTATATCAAACCAAAAACACCATTGCCATTTCATACAAAGGAAATACATATTCCACTTCGCCAGAGCTGCACCATGCATTGCTGTTATTCTCCAAATTGAAAACCGTCGACACGACTACTCAAATTAATTTTTTTTCATCCATTAGGTTCTTACTCCCCACTGCCTGCAGCAAAGCCAACTCTCTCAACGATTTTGGTATCCCTTTCAAAGAACTCAAGGCTGAAAAACATATTCAGTCAGGTTCTATCCCTGAAACTTACAAATTGATGACACGAAATGGAAAGTCTGAAAAGTTAGAGAGATCTTGTGCAGATCCGTCGTACATATTCATAGGACGTGGAAACCACTCTTTGAGAGGTACTTTCAAGCCAGCTATCCAGCAAAGTGAAATTGTTCTGAACTGTTCAAAATCGTGCATAATACCAGGGAAATGGCGCCTAGTCTGCAACAAGAATGTAGACTGGATTGCGTGCTGGAAAGACACACTGTTCAATAAGTACCGTTACATTTATCCACATGCCACATCTACACTAAAATCATCATCCGATAGATCAAAATTTGACTTTGCACGAAATGTTTTAAAACAGCTTCATAAAATAAGAACGCGCTATTTACATGACACAGAGTCGTCAGATCCAGTCACACAGCAGCATGGTATAGCCTGCTTCCTGATAGACAAACTTTTGTTAAGATGTGGTACAGAAACAGATGACTATAACACGTTCGGTTGCACTACTCTTCAAAGCCGACACTTGCAGCTTAAAGGAAATCGGCTCATATTTAATTTTAAGTCAAAAGACTCTATAGACTTCAAAAAATCACTAACGTGTACTGTTCCGTCTGTTATTTCTTACTTCAAGAAGTTTGAACACCGTCCCGTCTCAAAAATTCCACTCTTTGATAAGATTTCATCCGGTACATTGAATAACTATCTCAACTCAATTGTCCCTCATTTAACTGCCAAGGTATTTAGAACATGCCATGCATGTTCCTATCTTCAGAAGTACTTGAAAAATGCAGTGTCTATATCTGACTTTAAAGAAGCAAACGAAAAAATTGCCAAGCTTTGTAATCACACAAATCTTAACACGTCAAAGGGAAACTATATAGATCCACGGATAATTATTGCATTTTCAAAGAAAAACAGTATTAATCCAAGCAATCTGTTTTCTCCAACATTGCTACTTAAATATACATGGGCTATGAAAACAGAGAAGTCGTTCAGATTCTAATACATCTCACAAAGGAGCAAGCTGATCCATTGTCTTCGTTAGCATAGTTCCTGTACAGTATGTATCTCCATTGTTTTCTACTTTGTATGAAACAACTTTCCCAGTTCCACCCTTAAGAGAATGTATCTTTGTCACAGTCCCTATGCTTTCAAAATGTTTGCAGGAAGGATTATTGTTTTTCACTTTATCACCTATCACCGGCTCTTTGCTGTGGCTCACATAATTTATTTGCGAGTTTCGAAGAGACAAATACTGCACTATTATTACAGCTATCAATATAACAACCATTGCAATTATGTAATTTTTTTTTGACTTTGTTAGCTGCTTCATTACTATATGTTTATAATTTAATTAATATCGCCGTTTTTTTCTATGTACATAAAAAACACGTCGAATTTCTAAACTATGCATCATCTTTGTACAATATGAATGTACATGGGTTCGTGCACTATTTTTTCACATATATTGTATGCTTCTGTATTTTTAAATTTAGGATTTTTCCAGATAAAATTGTATAACTACTCATAGTCTCTAATAGATAGTCCTACTCCAAAGCGTACAATACCTGACTCAGTCAAGTTCTGGTATCTCACTGTAAGCATTTTTCCTATCAGTGCTTTTATATCCACAAGATATTCTTTCCTCACCTCACGTGAGCCTCTTGGTCGGACCGCGAATTCTTTTCCTTCCCTGTTTTTACACGTGAATATTGCACAATCTTTCTCCAGACCAACTCCTGATTCAGCGCCTACAATCTCGAACTCTTCATCTACAAATTCCTTGTACTTTTGTATGTTTTTGTTTCTGTAATTGGGCTGATAAGGTCCGTTCATGTTCCGTAGAATGACTCCTTCGTATCCATTTTGGATACATTCTTGGTGATACTTCAGCATACAGGATTTGTCTTCACAGCTAGACGTATCTACAATTTTCAAAGAATTCAATTTCTTCTTAATAATTTGATTCTTTATTTGCTTCAGCTTGTCTGCTCTTTTACTGAATGGAGTGTCCAGTTCAGATAAGTCAAATATATCAAAAATATGAAATTCCAACAGTTTGGTCTTTTCTGTTATATCTTGTTTTCTACAAAGGCCGCTGATCTCTTCGAAAGGAAGAGCAAATGTGAACAGCTCCCCATCAATGTAAATCGGCTCCTTTACTTCCAATTTTTTTATATCCTGTACAATGTGATCAATGTTTTCAAATACCTTTCCGGTTCTTGAGATGCATTCAACCGAATTGTCGCACTTCATCAGCAGCCTCACACCATCAAGCTTGGGTTGGATAAAGCATGGGAAATTTATGTCCTTTCCACGTTTGTTGTAATCAAACGCAAGCATTGGAAGCACATTTCTTGTTGCAGTGATCGTTTCTACAGACTCCTTGTATCCTGATTCCGTTTGCTTCTTCCATAGACTTTGTGCCTCGTTACAAGCCTGCTCGAAGGGCGAAGTTTCATTTTTCTTTCCTATGTTTTTTCCCTTTGTGATCTCCTTAAGAGTTGTCTGCATCTTGCAGCTCTGAAACCCGTGTGTGCGCATAATGACTGCAGTATCAGAGTCCATGTATACTGATATGGACCATTCTTTTATTTTCTTTCCATTCGACGGCAGTCCATACAATTTCGGATAGCTCGCCATTTTGTGTATATTATATTTAAAGTAGCTTCATCTCTTTAAGTGATCATTATGTGTTTTATACTAAACTTCATCATACTACAGCTCTGAAAATCACCTAAAGAGATACCAACTTATATATTATAATAATATAAAGGATGAACACTCTGTCAAAAAACATACAACTATTCATCTCAAAGTGTGAGACCGGAAAGAATGAGGTTGAGTTTCGTTTCTTTGAAATGAATGGTCCACGTTTCTCGGTTTCTCGTGAACTTTTTCACGATGTGATTTCCGGCATTTCACAGTCTAGCTTTTGGACCAAAATTGAATCGAGGAACGATACAGTAATCATTGCCAAGCCACTTCTGTCTGGAAGCGATGTGAGGCAAATATCCCACGGAAAATCTACCATCTATCAGACAAAGTCACGTAAATCAATCCAAAATTTTAGCGAGTTCAACATAAAGGCTTCTGAAGCTTTTGAAGACGAAATTGAAATCAGCAGCGAGAAATGGTCCACTGAATACATGCCCTCAATGATGAGACACCGAAAGAGAATCTCTTTTAGCGATCCTTCTTTAAAATGGAGACTTGATGCCACCGAGGTCATCGTGTCTGGGAAGAATATTGACAGTACCATCTTTGAGATTGAGCTTGAATACATTGCAAGCAACAATAGAGTATCGATTTCAAATATATCCGACGTGTTTGAGAATGTCCTGAAGATGATGCAGCGATCGAATCACGTCATGTCTAATTTGGTTGGCAGTCGTCTCATCAGCCAGTACTCTGCATTATTAGATATGAATCCACGCTACCCCAAATTTGTAGGACCACTTCCTTTTACTCTAACAAAAAACACTTTCGACTCGGGGAAGTTGTCTTGTGGATATTCGGTGACTGACAAAGCAGACGGGGACAGAAAGCTGATGTACATTGGCGATTCTGGAATCACTCTCTTACTCAGCAGGCCAAAAGATTCAAATATTCAGTACAGGCATGTGGGTTATAGACCAGATCTCGTAAATTCAATATTTGATGGTGAGCTTATAAACGATACCTTGTATTTGTTTGATACCCTCGTATATAAAGGCAATGATATGAGGAGACATCCATTGGATCACAGACTGGATAAATTGGCTTCATTTAATAGCTCTCAAATCCTCGATATAGGAGTCAAGATTAAAACATTCTTTTTGTCAGAGAACGGTGAAATGCGCAAGATCCTAAATGGAAAGAAAGTTGAAAGAATAGATATGGATATCTACAAGGCTTCTGCCATGATCTGGAAGAATAAATCTACTTTGGATTATAAACTTGACGGTTTGATTTACACTCCTATTTTAGCGAATTACTACAACAACAGTATTTTCAAATGGAAAGATAGCCACACTATTGATTTTTTCATCACCAAAATATCATCAACAACCTGGAAGCTGTCAATTGGAGGCTTGGATTCTAAAAATATTTACCAGAATTTGCCATTTGAAGGTCTGAACAATGATGGGATCTTCCACTTGCGAGGGAAAGGACAGTCGTTTGACTCAATCCGGAATGAAATATTCTTTTCAGACTCAAATCTAAAAACTGGCCTGATAACTGTATCTGCAACACTCGCCAGAAAGTTCCCTGATCTTTCTGTTGTGGAATTTAAATACTACGGAGGGAAGTTCATACCAACACGTAGTCGCACTGATAAGAATTTTGCTAATAATGTCAGGGCCATCAACGATGTTTGGGAGTCCATCACCAAGCCGGTATCCTTGAGCACATTGAAGGCTGGTGTGTATAAGTCATGCACGCGTATATTTCACAATTCAATAAAGAGGACGATTATTCACCAATTTTCAAAGAAAAAGACGGTTCTTGATATTGGATCTGGCGCGGGTGGTGACATATCAAAGTACATAGAGGCCGGAGCCAAGCAACTTGTTGGAATTGATATAGTTGATGTTGAATACAACCATCCGAAGCACATGTCTTTCTTCAAAGTGAAAGATGAATTGTACAATATAAAAACAACTGTACAAAACTTAAAAATTGGCAAATTTGATACAATTAACTGTCATTTTGCATTGCATTACTTTTTCAAATCTGACGACACTCTTACCAACTTTATCAACAACCTCAAGGAGAATATAAAGCCAGGGGGGGTATTTGTGGCAACTTGCATGGATGGCAATCGGATAAATGATATGCTCACAAAATACAAAGTTGTTAAAGGAAAAACACTTACTATCAAGCACAATGATAAAGGAATTTTTAAAATGAAAAAAATGTACAAAGATGTGGAAGATATCAACGAGCTTCCCATTACTAATCAAAAGATAGCTGTCAAGTTGAGTGGCACCAAATATTTCAAGGATCTGATTAGCACTGAATATTTAGTGAATATTGAAAAATTTATTGAACTTATGAAAACTCATAATTTCAAACACATACAAACCGTCCCTTTTTCAGATATGGAAAAGGCGTTTTCTTACGAATGTCAGAGCATGAATTCTGGAGAAAAACAATTCAGTTTTCTTAATTCATATATTGTATTTTCTAAAGATTAAATCTACTGACCGTTTCGTAAATATCAGAATACATTTTCCCTACAGACTCTACAAAATCTTTATGCTTATTCTTCTGACTCATGATCAAATCAAGTGCACTTTTATCACTCAAGTTTAACATCCCAAGTTCTTTGACAATGTTATCAATAGATTTCATTTTTACTTCAAGCTGGTTAAGAATATCAATCGTGTGATTTGTTACATTCATAATTTCATCATTCACATTGAAATCTACTGGAACCGGAACCTGGGGTTCAGAAACAGCTACTGGAACCGGAACCTGGGGTTCAGCAACAGCTACTGGGGGTTCAGCAACAGCTACTGGAACCGAAACCTGGGGTTCAGCAACAGCTACTTGGGCCTGTTGATCTGCAATAGCAGCAATTTCTGCTGGATGAACTGGTACATCAGACATTACTTTTGGAAGAGAGGGAGGAAGGGATACATCAGACATATTTGTAATCTATATTTTATAAAATATATTTATTATATACGAATATAGTATATGAATGAACTCAAAGTACTCTTACATACTCTACCGGTACAGTGCTTCTCATATAAGAACTATGAAAGATTTACAAGAAGCTAAAGAAAATTTGTATTATATCCAAAAGATATATATTAATGATTCGGAAAGACAGATTTCATTTAACCCGATTCAGTTCTTTGCTCAATATATACAACTCATTCTGCAGCACAAAAGTGTTAAATGTAAACATAAATATAACAAAATGATTCCGGATAAAATAGTATCAGATGACCTAGTTTTATTCACAAATAATCACATGAACAATCTTCATATTGTTCGTTTCTATATTAGATATATTCAGGAGTTTGGACATGCTGACTCAAATACAAACTGTTTATTTGATCCAAAAGTATATTACTCCCAAAACTTTAATTCTATCGAAACTAAATATGCACAGTCACAGCTGTGCAAAGACGATCTGTCTTCCTTATTTTACGTTGAGTACGGATACTGGAGAAACATCCACATCAATGTGATAAATCCATTGCAGTTTATCTGCACCTGTACACAGTTTATTGAAATGGATGACGATGTTCAAATTCTCCAAACATTTTTCGATGAAATTCAAAAGAAACACCTCAAAATGACATTTGATCCTTTTGTCTATATGGCATCAAACATTGTAGAATACGAAAAGCTAATGTATGCTGACCAAAGCGGATTTGAATTCCATGACGAAGTTCGATTCTGTAAACACTATATAAAAGGTGGTTTCTTGAAGAAACGTGACACAGAAAGCTTTGATATGTATAATTATATGGCAAACAATACATATTATATTGGCGAAGTACTTTCAGACTCTTCCGGTAATGTTGAGTGGAACATCCTGAACTTAACAAAGAGGAAGGCTGCTATCCATTACTTAAAGCACTACAAAAAATGCCAACATAACAAATTTAATCATGTCAATTTTGTTCAGGAAAACATTGCAAATGTCCTTATTAACAGCGATAAGAGACTTTCCATCGAAAATGCTGCTCAATACTTTGTAGAAAGCTATATTTGTTCAAAACAAGTGAGATATCAGAATTCTTTGCGGTACAAGTTTGGCATTTTCTGCAGTCAGCGAGTGAAAGATTCGCTCAGGACTTTACCATTGTCCGTGAGCAAGTGTTTTTTATAGGACTACATTTCCATAGACTGGAACTGTAGAGAGTTTTGACCCTTTGTGTTTGTTGACTTTCCATATTCTAGTGGCTCTTTCTTCCTGCGGATACTTTTTAAATACTCAACGTGCTGGTAAACACCCGATACAGTTTGCGCCAAAAGATCGGTGACTACCATAGAATTGAGATGCTCCACATTCGCTTCAGAGTTGGCGTCCGAATTGGTAAACTGGGGATAATTCACGTAAAAGTATTGCATCGCTGTTAAAATCCCGATGCAGTTTTGTGGTGATATTGTGTAGCCAGTCTTTGCCCGTGTCCCCATTATGAGCTTTTTCTGAATGACTCCTACGTTCTTTGTGCTGAAATAAGCAGCATTTGTTTTGTCTGGCTCAATGTTAAGAACAAGTAAACTTTTTTGTAAATATTGATCCATATATTATAGTCTACAAATTATTATCAGGATTTTCTTCGTCTTCATCCTCGTCCTCATTATTAATAGATGGAATCTTCAGCTTTGCATTTTTCCATCCGTACGATTGCATCTGTGTTCCTAAATATTTTTCTAGATACGGCTTCAGTATTTTTCGTCCAGGAGCCTTGTCTGAATACATGTCTTTATACCACTGACGAAAAACATTCATTACATTTGTCAGCTGCACAGAATCTTTCTTGCTTTCTGTCTTTACGATATGTTCATCCAGAAATTCCATAAAGCAGTCCGAATTCTTCTGATACTCTTTTGTAAATTCCTTTACAATGTCGGGCTCGCACAGACCATTCTTCTTGTAGATCTTGTACATTTCAAGCAAGAGGCTAATGAATGTGGCTTTCCAGATGTCAAGCTTTGCATCCACATTTTCCTTTTTAAATTCCCCTGGGTTCGTGGGATTGTCCACAAACTTGGATGGGAAGTCCACAACTCGTAGCCGCCTCCAGGTTCCACCGTCTGTGGAAGGAATTGTGGGAAGATGATTGCACGTCAATATGATTTTAAACTGTGGTTTGAACTCCACCGGCTCGGCATACAGAGCCCTGGCCTGTATAACGTCACCTCCGGACAGCTCCTTCATGAAACCCACATGGATCTGATCGTTGTGCTCTGGTTCTTGCAAGCTGACAAATCGTTTCCCCTTTGTCTTGGCTATTTCAGGAGATGCCGCTCCACTACCAGATCTCTTCTGTGTCAAAACAGTTACCGGTAACTTGCCACAGTAATCACCATATGCCTTCTCAAAAAGCTCAACCAGCTTTGACTTTCCATTTCCTCCACTTCCTGTCCAAATATGGAACTTCTGATCATCAACCCGACCATTTAAAAATGAACTCAATAGCAGCAATACATACTTTCTCACATCATTGTTTGGCAGAACCTTCTGTATGAATTCATTTATTTCAATCGCGTATTCTGATGATGCATCAAACTCTATATAATCTAAAGTTGTCGAGAAGGACACATAGTCATCAGGTAGACCATCTCTGAAAAATCCTCTTTCCAGATCGTACACTCCATTTTCAAAGCCCACTAGATTTACATTCGAATCCAGCTTGTTCAAGAAACGTGGATCATAAAATAATTCCGAGCATTCGATCATTACCTTCTCTTTAAAATTTGTCATTTTAACATTCTTAATCATATCTTCACACTTCTTGAATTTGTTCTCCGTTGCCTTTTTATCGTCATCCGAGCTCGAATTCAGGAGTAAATTTTTATAATACTGCGATAGCTTCTTATATTCAAGAGCAATATCGTTGGAGATTTTCTTGCGCAAATTGAGTCCTTTGTCCATCTCTTTCCATTTGTGGTCCTTAAATTCATACCACTTGTTGTACTTAATTGACGCATTCACAAATTGATGCTTGTACATCGCAAATACGACTTGAGCGACGTCATAGTTTGTGCCCGATAGACTCTCCTGCAAGAGCTGTGACACCTCATTGTGTTTGATTTCTTTGTATTTTTCTGGATTGTCTATCTTTGCCCAACGATACAGACTGGCGATTGTGAGACCGTCCTCCTTGAATTTGCCCCACATTGTTTCACAAACACCGTCTTTAAATTTTGGACTAATCTTGCTGAATTCAATCCATGTTTTCAACAGCTCATTCTTGTTGATGTTGTGAAGACAGAATCCAATTTCTAGCCAGTCATTGTAGCTGTCGGCTCGGTGATGTGATAGAATGTTAACCAGCTCAATCGCAATCCTAATGTCCTCCGAAACAGCGTGTGTAACTGTCTCAAACTTTTTGTTTGTGCTCTGATAGTTACTAACCTCGATCTTCACTTCGGTTTCTTCTATACAGTTCCGAATGCTCAAGAGACGAGGTAGAACCTGCATTGGCGGCATGTCTTTCTCGTTGAAATCGTAGTCAAAGACATATGTGAGCTTGTATGCCTCCTGGTTATGCTTGCACGAACCATACATAAGCCATGGATTTTTGCATATAATAGCCTTGTCGATTAGATCATTCAGGGAATTCTTGAATGGAATATTTCCAAGACACTGTGTATCGGAAAGGAGTTGGATCACATTTTCCCGGATCTCGTATTGGATGCCTGGCTTACTTGCAATCGAAGGGAACATCAAATGGATCCCATCTTTTATATTTCCCTGGAATCGTACAGGTGAACTTTTTTCAAAAATATAAGCATAGCATTCATCGGGGACAACAAAGTATTTTTGAATCTGTTCGAAATAGATTCTTACCACATTCTTCAGATCGTTTAGAGTGTACTGTCTCACTATCCCCACACTTTCCTGGAAGCGAAAGTCAATGTCCACAATTAGTGGACACACCTCTTGATGCATTTCTGTAATGGCCAAAACATCTCCTTTCTTCAGCGATTTACAGTAGTGCTTGTAAAATAAATCCAGATGGCTGTCTGGTATAAAGTACTTTCCAATCATTGGAACCAGACCCGTATGGGAAAACGGTTCATTTTGCGCAGCTATATGATTTTGTAAGAAACCGTATATCGACATTAATTTAAAAATGCTTTTATTTCTTAAGTTATTACATAAACTACCAATGTATGTGACGGGGATTTTTATGTTAATCATTATGGCCGGATTATACTTTGTGTATGTGAAGCCGAAGAAAGACGTCATTAATAGACTGAGGAGCGATCCGTCTTTCTCTCATTATATTTTGATTGTCGAGAGCAATTCAGAATTCGATAAAGTCAGCTACGATAAAGTGATGAAACACTTGAGAATATTTATGATGTACTACTCTCAAGCATTCGATGACGAATTGATGTTTGGTAAAATGCAGAACCAATATGGTAAAATTATAAAATATCTCAACCGTATGATGTTTTCCATCCCAAACAGTATGAAACGTCACTCCTACATGCAGTACGCGATTCAAAACATTGAGCTACTTCTAAAAGATTACATGAAAGAGATTGCGACAAAATATGATATCCATTACATACCTATATAAAGGTAGCTCCCCTTTTATTAACATAAGATCTAAATGGGTGTTCCGAGTCTTTTTCGAAGTATTGTAAAAAAATATCCAGAATGTTATTTTTCCAAAAATAATGATCAGGTCGATCACCTGTATCTTGACTATAATTGCCTAATTCATCACTGTGTAAATACAATTTCACACAATGATGACTCTCACACACGCGATATTGAAGAAGATATTATTTCCAAAGTAATATCCTATACAAATCACATCATTTGTGACGTCATAAAACCTCGCAATCTTGTATATATCGCAATAGATGGACCGGTACCGATGGGTAAGATCGAACAGCAACGCAAAAGACGGTACAAGAAAATCCAGGATGATGCTTTCATTAAGAAATTAAAAGAGAAACACAACGTCCCTATTTCTAACACCTTTAATTCAAATAAGATCACACCAGGAACTGTCTTCATGAACAAGCTGTGTAACCGGATCAAGAATCTTATCTCTCTTAATGCATTCAGCACACACGTTACAACTAACAAATTCTTTGTGTTCTTCAGTGACTCCAACACTCCTGGTGAAGGAGAGCACAAGATACTTAACTTCTTACGGAACAGCACGAACAATCCAAAAGTGGTAATATATGGCCTGGACGCTGACCTCATCATCCTTAGTATGCAGTCTGATTGCAACATCAAGCTGCTTAGGGAGCCTCAAAATACATCCAGTGAGATTCATGACTTTCATACTGAAAACGAGTTCATTTACATCGATATCGAGAAGTATACTTCGGCTTTTATAAATGAGTTTAATCTATGCTCGTATGACAAAAAGCGGATCCTGCAAGACATCACACTTGTTTCCTTTTTCGGAGGGAATGATTTTGTTGAACCATTTATCAATACCCGTATCCGTGATAAAAATAATTTTATGAAGCTGATTGGTATATACGTCACAACCATGTTCAAACTGCAGGATTATTTCATAGACACAGACTCACACATTAATATTGTGTTTCTGAAACACTTTGTCCTCGAAATCTCAACACTAGAGGACTCTTTTGTAAAAAAGAAATCGTTTTCTGCTTTTCAGAGGCATGATGATGTCAATCTTCCCACATACGAAAGCGAGCTACAGAACTACTACCATTCTCTATTTACCAATATCAACAATCCATTCCACGACTATTACAAAAGTACAATGAGCAATTCTATCAATTATAAGCTCCCACATGCTTCATGGAAAAAACAGTACTATCAACACTTTTGTGAAAAAGTAGACATCGACACCATTTGTAAAGATTATTTAACCAGCCTTGAATGGACATATAAGTACTACATGCAGGATGGTGTACCATCCTGGGATGTATACTACATGCACAGAGTGGCTCCGTGTGCAAGTGACTTCATTGACTACCTCCGGAGAATCGAGTACAAATCAACGGTTTTCCAAACTGGAGACATCATCTCACCAATTGAACAACTCTTGATTGTTACACCTATCCAGAACTGCAATATTCTGCCTTGGGCCTTCCAGTTTATCTACAAGGAAATGCCATCCATAAAATTTCAGCTGGACGCAGTGAAGGGTGCCAAAAATATTTACTCCGATCCTGTTCTACCTGATATTGATAGACAGGAGATCAAGGCACTGATGCGAAATGTTCCTGTTACAGAGATCGAAAATAAAAGAAATACAATCAAAAATAAAATTTTCTGTATGAAATTTTAAACAGTATAGTAGTATGATCTACAGTACATACACAGAGATAGCAGATACTATTTTTAAAAGGGTTGACATGAAGTGCAGACTGGAAAAACGTCCAAAAAAGTACATGTTTGGGACAAACAATTATGGGGAAGTCGTTGACACAATTAATCCTGCAGATGGTGATCCGTGGGATATTATTGTTCCTGGATACAGCCCTCTAGATACTGACATGGAGTATACTATACGAAGTCTTGAAGGTGTCATAATTATGCCAAACGGGAATCATAAACTCATTGTTGATGTCATCACAGATAACATTCGCAGCTCATTCAACAATTGCGAAAGTGAAGTCTATAAATATAGAAGGCTCTATAATCGCATTTGCAAAAAAAGAGGAGATGTTATATTATACAGGACTTAACCTAAACATATTTAAAGAATACAGTGGTGTATAAATTGTGAAGGGTGTATACCCCTCACAATCCAGCTTCGTTAGCTCAGTTGGTTAGAGCGGCCGTCTTATGGTACATGAGTAACATACTCTGTTTTATTCATTTAAAACAAGCGAGCGGCAGGTCGAGGGTTCAAGTCCCTCACGAAGTATTTGAAATATTTCTTTAAGTAGTACAATATTCAAATAATTTTATATCATATTCATTCCGTTGTCTTATAAAATTCTTTTCTTCTTCTGTTACTGTCTGATAATCTTTTGTTCTTCTATATACACCATATTGTGGATTATTCATTTCATCTGAAATATTATTGTATATATTATCTAGATTTGAAAGTTTTATATTTTTAATATATATATCATACACAAATTTCATTTTTAATATATTTTCATAATCATTGTCAGTTATTTCGCAATTAAATGGTTTCTGAAGTAACATTTTGCATGCAATATTTCTTGTACATTCATTTGAATAATAACTCACAATACTTCCATACGAAATATCTGGTATGTTCATATTGTTTACTTTTACCTTTTGGATTTGATACCTATTGTTATAATGTGTATATTCTGCTATGCATCTTTCTAATGGCTCTCGCAATATTATATATACATTTTCAAATTTATTAGACGTATAATCAAGTTCATTATGAATTCTATGATAGCTATCGCATTTTGTATTCAATATTCTATTTAACAATCGCCCGCATGTGTGAGGTACATGAATAAATAATAATGACATTATATTACATCACATATTAATTATTCTAAATATCCCGTTTTATTAAATTTACGCTTCAGTTTTTTCATATGTTATTATGTCTTCAAGCTAGTTTACTTTAGGTAAGTAACTTAAGAATTGTTCCCATTGTTTGTCTAGTGATTCTTTTTTTGTTAATTTGGTAACATATTCTGTACTCAAACGTCTACCTGTATCCATTATATTACACATAATATTTTTATTTTACCAATCACTTAAAGAGCACAGTTATAGAATAATATATATATAACAAACACCTACCATGTCCTTCAGCAAATACATTCAGACATCCATAACCGATTATGAAAACTCGGACTTGGATTTCTGGAGCAGAAACTCCACAATCAAATCCATTCCTCTGAACAAGATCAAGAAACGAATAGGAGAGATCAGAAGTATCAGATCAACTGCTAAAAAGCACAACATTTTAAACGACTTCATTGAAGAAGTCATGACCGATCTGATTAAGAATTCAAGGCACAATTTGCGAATTGACAACATTCCTGATAAAACTGCAAACGGTGAAGCTATTGATTACGATACTCTGCATTCAACATTTTCAGAGTGGGGAAAGATTCATATACTGTATAAATATAAACAGTCTGTCTACATCTGGTATTATTTTGATTCCGATGCGGAGTATGCACATGAGCATCTGAATGAGATGATGGTTGTCAGTAATATTATAACAACCGAGTTCAAGAAATCCAATCTTATGACAACAAAGTATGACTGGTCAAGCAAGACAAAATATAATATTTACACTTTTTTTGGTACAGAAATACAAGTTTAGCTATCTATTTTCTGTTCTTATTTAATTTGGTAACAATACGCTCACAAACACTCGCCTTGAAACCACTTGGATTTACATCAAGTTTGAGTGCAAGCTTTTCAATATCCTTCTTTCCCAATCGCATACATGCAAACGCCTTCCCTGATTTATCTACGAATCTTTTCTTATCCGGATTCCATTTTGGAACATCTATATTCACATTTGGTGTATTTGATGTCTTATTTGATAACTTTTTTGTTTCAACTTTTCTTCTTGACTTTGGGATAGGTCCATTGTACACCATATTCCACACAATTTGGTTCTTTAAACCATTATATGCTCTAAAAAAGACTGCACCGAGCTCTCGAACGGATGCAACTGTTTTTATCCCGGTGAAGTCAACCATCAGCCAGTTTGTGATACCAACTGTAGGCCCCTCTGTTTTTGGCTTGAAGCTTACTCTTGGCAGAGTCTTAGTCTCTCTTGGCTGCCAGTCCATAAAATGAGAGGCAACTCTAGTATCCATCAAGCGCATAAATGCTATAAAGTTTTCTAGACGGTGTGGTGGTCTTTGGCCACCTGCCGGATCATTCAGGTTGAATCCCTGAATTGATAAACCGGACAGCTTCCTTGGACGCATTGGAGGTACCGGGAGAAGATCGTAAATTAACTTCTCCAGCTCATATCCAAGATAGTCCAGCTTTTTGTCCACCTCCAGATCATTCACAACGAGGAATTTCTGGACGCTCAAACCAACCTTGACTCCAACCACACCCGACTTGGGAACACGGATCGCCACATTTTCAAATGTGTCTCCTATTTTACACACCCCTTTGATATTGAGCAGCACATACTTGCTCTTATTTTTTGATTTGTTGGTCTTTAAGGACTTGCTTCCGTTCTTATACACTGTGAGAAAGTTGAGGTGTTTGTGGGCTTTATCATTTGTGAATCGTGACTTGGGCGTACATCCGCGGGAGGCCGAGCACACCTCTACAGAGTTAATAGTGAACGCCTTCACTATTTTGTTATTGGGTCTCCGCACGCTCATCGGTTGAACAGCTTTGTATACAGCACGCAGATCCAGAACATGCTCTCCACGTTTAGGCTCCCCGTCCGGATATGCATTCATAGTGAAATTGGCAAAACCAATATATGCATCCATGCTATTATACTAATATTATTATTTTATTTCATTGTAATTGGATAAAGAGTTTAATTCTTATTTGAATAATATCAATTCGACTTGCGTGATGGATAAACTAAATAGATTTTTTTGGTTTGCAAAAGACAACACCTCATCACATTTAAGTGATGCAATTCTGGCAGTTATGGGATCTGATAATGGATCAAAATATATGAAGACAAGGAATCAGAATAAAAAATTTTGCATTAAGAGTAATGTAGTACAAGAAATTATTCAAAGAATGAATTTCAATCACAGCAAAACATATAATATTTTTTTGCTGGAATTTGTTGAGAATGTGTACAAGCGCGGTTACAGTGTGAGTAAATTAGAATATATCAGAAAATTTCGTCCAGATATAATGAAAGCAATACAAACAATTGAGAGACACTGGATAAAATATATATACAAGAAAAATGAATTAGAATTTTCTATGGACTTTGAAGATTTAGTTCTTACTTAAACATAACAATGAATTTTAGTATATACAAAGATGCGAAACTCATATTCGGACTCGCATTTTCAGATTTGGAAAAATCGTATTGAAGTTCACATTAAAAAGGTTTTAGATGATGTTTTATTGGATGATCTTCCAGACGAGCCGTATCGGATCTGGTTTGAGGAAACTCACCTGACGCCGCTGGAGGCTTCGAACAAGATCTTGATCAGAAATGGATTCAGCACGATTTAAATGGATCAAAAATAAACAGAATCACGAGGGAGCCCAAAATCCCTTCCACAAACAGCTGCTTGCGGACTCTGGCGGACTCCATCTTGATCTTACGCTGCTCATCATTCAGCGAGTCATTGAATGGTGTTCCCACAGAACGCGAGCGGCCCATATAGTACACAGAGGCAAGGGTATACACAGCCATAGCGTATGCGAGGTACTTGGAAATCTTGCAGTTCATTTATATAGCAAAATATAATTATTAAGGCACATATAAAACAAAACAACTTGTAAATTATACACATAGTAACATTGTTGTTCACCGAAAAGAGATAAACTTAAATAGCTTGATTATTATAGATTCCATTATGCTATTAAATATGATATAATATGTGTATATGCATGAAGATTTATAACGTAAGAAAATATTTCGTACAATTTTAATTTTTTGTTTGTATTTATATTATAATATGTTAAAATTTGGTAGGGAGAAAAAAAATGCTAAAATAAGATCTGTTATAAACTACTTTAATAAGACATTAACTACATTTTCTAAAAATATCATCTGTAATTCGATAGACACAATTGAAGATGTATATACTACGATATTTAATAATAACGTCGTAAATCAACGATTAAAGCATTATAATCTTATCAAATCAAATGAAAACATTTCAATATCAGTATGTTTAACTTGTAAAAATAGAACAAAACATCTTGAACAAACATTAGAACATAATATTGAAATTTTAGACAAAATTAAAACAATTAATAATAATTTCAATTATGAAATTTGTTTAATAAATTACAATTCAATTGATTATCTACATTCTTTTATGAGAGAGATATTTTATAAATATAAATATATAAAATATTTTGTAACAAAGATTCCAGATAAATTTAATATAAGTGTAGCAAAAAATATTTGTGCATACAATTCTAAATATGACAATCTACTATTTCTTGACGCAGATAATTTTTTAAGTTTAACGTATATGAATTATATCATTGAAAACTCAAAATATTATAAAATAATGCAATGCCAAGATACACCAATCACGCGTGGATACAATGGAAGAATTTATTGTAAAAAAGAATGTTTTTTAGATAACGAATATCCTGAATATTATCAGTATTATGGTGAAGAAGATAATACTTTTATTTCAAAATACAAGTCAGATATTCATATAGTTCCATACATTTATTATCATGATACACTAATACAACATGATCATGCAATAAGAACTGAAAATTATGATACACACTTAACAATACATGAGATGGAGAAGAAAAATTTGGAATCTAATATATCTCTATCAAATATATATATACTATGTGACCTTTATGAACATAAATTCATATATGAAATAAATAAATATAATTTAGATTGGTACTACATAAATTTAGAACACAGAAGTGATAGAAAAATGAATTGTTTAAACTTACTTGGAAAAAATGCAAAACGAATTAATGCAATAATTGGTAAAAATATATGGAATTCTGATATTCATACAAATTTAAAATTTTGGAATGCAGGTGCATATGGATGTTATTTGTCACATGTCAAAGCAATCGAAACATTTTATTTTAAATCAAGTAAAAACGAGTGTATTATTTGTGAGGACGATATATCAATTTCCACACAATTTTGGGAACATTTTAAAATCATAAGGCATTCATTACCTAAAGAATGGGATGTCATTTATCTGTCAGTAAATATGTTTATTGGAAAAAATGCAGAAATATATTCTGACCACTTTCTAACATCACATGGAAGTACTGGTGCAATGTGTTATATGATAAATAAAAAAAGTGCAAAATTCATATTAGACTATATTTTAAGGTCAAAAAGTATTGAATGTATTGATATACTTTTGAGTACAATACCAAATATTAAACAATATGTATATATAAAAAAAATAGTAAAACAAATGAAATCATATAGTGATATTGTTGAAGATATAATCGATTATTCTGATATGGAAAGTTATAATTGCAATAATATAGATAAACTTCATGACCTGAAACATTTATATTATACAAAAAATCAAAAAATGATATTATCAAAACACAATTATAAGTCTAAATTATTTGATTATAAACTTTATTGGATAAACTTAGATCGTGCTGTATTTAGAAATAAACAATTTACTTGTTCAGTAGCACCATTATTTAAAGAATGTCACAGAATACAAGCGGTTGATGGCAATAATTTAGGTGATGAATTAAAAGAGTACAAAGCTTCTAAATATGAAAAAGCATGTTTTCTATCACATATTAATGCAATAAAAACTGCCTTTAATAATGGCGATGAATATGCTCTTATTGGCGAGGATGATCTTTTAATTGATATTCAACAAGTTGAAACATACTTTGATTATTTTATTGAGCAAGATGATGAGTGGGATATATTAAAGCTGTGTGAAGTAAATGAAAATCATGAAGCAAAACAAGAAATAAAAACATTTATTAAACACACATTTCTTAGTTGGGGAACGCAATTGTACTTAATTAAGCGTTCTGGCATGAAAAAAATATTAAATATAGAAAAATGGCCTGATGATAATTATGAAAATACATTAGTTGCAGATTATGGTATATATCAAGCATGTAATACATTGTGTACAATTCCGTCATTTGTAATTCAAAATTACGAAGACAGTGAGATTCAATCTCAAAGTATTTTACTTGATATGAAACAAAAACATTGTACATAAAATTAATGTTTGAATGAATTTATATTCTCTAACTTATGTCTAAAAAATCCTGGAATTTTGGTAAAACATATACATGTATTTTTGTATTCTT